GCTGCAGGTGGCGGAGAAGGTGAAAATCCTGATGAAGGCGGAGACTTAGGATTTTAATAATTAGGAGTAATGATGTTTGAAGCAATAAATCAAAAATATAAAAAGCAACGTATGCTGGCAGAAGCGAAAGAACTGTTAAAAGAAAACGGTTATACGCTTTTGCTGGAAACTCCAGTAGAAAAATTTGAAGATACTGAAAGCAAACAATTTCTTCTTGACGTTATAGACAATTTGGAAACATATGGTTATACAGAAAAAGAAGAAATTGACCATTTAGATAGTCTTAAAGGATATATCTGGAATGAGTTGAATAAATTGGCAAGAAGCTTTAGTATTCAGAAAATAATTCAATATCTAGCTAGATTAGGATTATATCATGATAATGGAGCTGCTCAGCATGCATAATTAAAAAGACCGGTTATTTAACCGGTCTTAATTTTTAAGATTCATAATATTTTAGTAGTGATTTTAGCGGCATATCGAAATAACTTAATTCAGAATTTTCATTTTCGCCGCAATAATGGTAATAATGCCAGAGTAGTTTATAAATTGTTTCATCACTAGAATTTTTAGAAACGAATAAGTTATAAAGGTCAAATACTGGTATAGGGAACCATACATAATCTTCCTCATTATCAGTATCAAGGTCTGGCGTATGCTCAAGCATGAATTCAAGAGCACTGTTGATATTATGACCCTCACAAGTCAGTAAGCGATAGTCATCACCACCGAATTCATCCATATACTGTTTATCCCAAGGAATACGTTCAGTATCATCAGAATCGCCTGTAATTTTAGAAAGCGGAATTCCATTTTCATAATAATCTTCAAGTGTTTCGATGTCATTCTTGGAAATAGCATATGCGATAGGATCACGAGGAGTAGCAGCTACTCCGTCAGCACCAGTTGGTTGACCAAGAAGTTCAGTACCGCAATGATGTAATTGACGCAATTTATCGAAATTTTCATCCGGTTCTGGGTCTTCCGGTTTGCCGCATTCATATTCAAATTCGCGTCTTGCTTCTTCTTCATCTTCAAGGAAACCTTCATTTGCACTATAAAGATTGGCAAGTTCCTTCGCAACAGAAATAGGATCAGCACCATCTTCAATAAATTGCTTGATTTGTTCACGATGATTTCTGTAATAATTATATGGTCCATCTTCGCCCATATCGAAGAGTTCATCAAGAACACCATCGATGAAATCTGCATCAGATTCTACAGATTCACGAATTCCATGGAATTTATAATTTCCGATACCGCGGCCAATTTCAAATTTGATACATTGTGCGGCAAAATCCGGCGAGACAGTAGAAGAATCATTGCTAAAATAATCAGTAATGAGGTTCATGATAGCATTGAGATTCTTTGAGGTATCAACTCCGTATTTCTTGAGCCAATGCATTACTTTTGCCGTATATTTTTCAAAGGCTGTTCTCATAGTAAGTTCCTATATTGTTCATTAAATGTTTTAAAGATATTGGCATAAAGTTGAATATTACTTGCCGTTTCTTTAGAACTAAACTTGCTTACACCGGTTTCATCCGGTTCAAGGAAGTCAATCCTTAATTTTACAGTACAAAAGACAGAAGTACGATTAAGTGTATATCCGAGAATTTCTAAACGGTTTGCATTATCGACATTCTGTTTGATATATGGACGAAAATACTTGTCAAGTTGCATAAGATAGCTCTTGACGTCAGTATTGATTTCATTAGCCATATCGAAAAGCTTGATACGAAGAATGGCAAATGCTTCACCTTTCTTAGTTTCTACATCCTTAAGTGCAACACCGTCAATGTTATGGACAATGAAAAGCAACTTATTACGGAGAAGAACATCGTCAATCTGGAGCTGTTTGCCAACTTTTACAGTATTTTTGTCGAGCTGTTCAAGAATATAATCTGCACATTCTGTACTATTATAGCCGTCATTGTACATGTCAATAACGTCTTCGTTAAGCTCGCGTGGCATTTTCTTGATAGTATAGCCGGATTTCTTAACGATATTGGCGACTGACTTGAGATAGCGGTTGAACATTTTTTCAATATTACTGCTTTCGTTCATACTACGCAATGACATGACATAGTTTTTCGGGTCGACACCGTTGATGTACGACTCGAAAAGCCCGTCAAGGTCAAGCTTTATATCTGTATGCTTACGGGAAATAATTTTTTCAACAGTAGATTTATATTGAAGAAAATCCATTATTACTCGTCAGTTCTGATAATTTCGAAGTTAGAGTATGAGAATGTTGCAGAACGTGTAACCTTACCATCGGCATTGTGGTCAAGACCGAAATCAGAGATGGTCTTCGGCCAGCAACGGTAGAGATACCATTTAACCGGAAGAGCCTTCTTCAAGGTAGAGTCATAGAGCTTGATTTCGATAGTAGCGCAATAGTCGGCTGCGATGTTAGAAATAGCACCACCGGTCATTTCATTGCTACCGCCACCAATATCCTGGCTGAAACCCTGGTTCATCAAGCAGTTTGCCCACTTGTGAAGCTGCTGAGAAACCATCATATCCTGGAATTCATCCCAAAGGATAGTCAAGTCACCAGAAACAGTTGCACGACCAGGATAGAGGAGCTTAGTGCCCATGTACTGGGTATCAAGTTCAGTAAAAGACTTAGCCGGTAAAGAAGCCTGCCTTGCACGAATCATCAATTCGTTAGAATCGAGGATAGAAGCCAGTTCAGAACGAGTTTCAAAAATAAAACGGGTCTGGAAGAGGTATTGCTTGGCAAGGTCCGGCAAGGTAGAAAGATGTCCAAACACGGACATACTAGTATCAAAACGCTGATTCGCCATTATAATTTCTCCTAAATTATTTCTTTTTATTATTTATAATGGTGTACAGATATTTAGAGTTTTCATAAAAACATTTAGAAATTTTATAAATAATTTATATAAATCCAAATTTGTGAGTGAGTGAAATTCTGTTTATTTGTGTTTATTTAAGTTTATAAAATTATTTAGGAGAATTTATGGCTAAATATTCAGTTCCAGGAATCCGTTTTACTGAGATAGATAACACTATCCGTGCGGAATCCGATCCGGGCTTGGGCATTGGTGCAATCGTTATGGCATCAAATAAAGGCCCTGTTAACCAGCGTGTGGTTACGAAGAATTATAACGAATTTACCGAAATCTTCGGTAAACCGGAAACTCTTGAGAGTTACGGTCACTTCGCTGCTGAGAATTACTTCGCTAATTCCAACCAGCTTTTCGCAGTTCGTGCCACAATGGGTGACGAACAGTATGCACAGATTCAGTATAGCTACCGTGGCGCTCCGGTGACTGCTACCAACCAGTCTATCGATACTGCCAAGTTGACTTACGTCGACAAGGAAGCTGACAATAATCTTGTACTTTTGCAGCCGCTTTCTGCGGTTACTGTCGTTCAGTCTATGATTTCTGGCGGCGACTGGCAGTACGATGGCGGTGAAGAAGACCCGGATGGTGGTCAGTATGGTTTTGCTCTTAAGCAGAAGGCTTATTACAACCTGTTCTCTGACTTCAAGAAGGAAACTGAAGACCTTATCGTTTTCAAGGGTACAACCGACGACGGTTGGAAGGGCACTATCACTGAAGAAGGTGTTCGTGTTATTTACCCGACTTCTGTCGATGTTAACGGTAATGACCCGCAGCTCGATACTAAGTTGAACTTCAGTGACGAAGGTTGGGAATCTTCCGCTGCACCTGAAAGCATTAGCATTGTTCCGAAGGGAAGCTTGTATAATATTGTCAGCATTGATGTCCCGGCATCTGCAACGCTTGACAAGGAACGCAACAAGATTACATTCTATAGCGATATTTCTGCAACTTCTGCTATTAGCGGTTGGACAGTTTCTGGTGTCGATTTCAAGGATGTCTTCAAGGATGATTATTTCCTTGGTGATTATGACTTCGAAACCGCTGACCCGGCTACTGACAATTACGGTATTCTTGAAGCTCAGCGTATGGAAATCATGGACTGGGATCAGCCGGACCTTAAGAAGACTTACTACGTCGATAGCAAGGCATTTGAAGATACCTGTGCTCAGGCTTTCGGTATCAAGTATACTGAATGGTTCAATATCGATTCTAGCTATGCTATTGTCGGTAAGAAAGAACTTGACGAAGATGAAGGAACAGACTTCGTATTCTGTTCTGCAGTCTCTGCGATGTATACCAACAAGACTCAGAAGGAAGAATGGCTCGGTAACGATGATATTAAGGAACGTACTCCGCGTGAAGTTATCGTCGACATGATGGATTCTTACGGATGTAACGACATTTCTGATATTAACGATTACTACTACATGAAGTATCACGATGTATTTGCTGACGCTACCATCGAAAAGATTGTCAAGGAACGTCCGGATTACTACAGCTCCAAGAAGCCGAAGAACCCGCCTGCAGACTATAATCCGCAGAATTTCCGTGAACATGTTGAAGAATATCTGTTCTGGCTTTATTCCGAAAAGGGAACAAACGTTCTTACTAAGGAAAGCGTCTATCTCGCTGACGATACAGAACTTGTTAAGTTGCCAATCCAGGCCGGCTATACTATCAAGAAGGCCGATGACGAATATGTTACTTTGAATAATATTGTTGCTAGCCCGACTTCGTTCCTTGTCAACTCTGTCGATAAGACTTATGCTGACGGTTATACGGTTACGACCGACGCTGAAGATGAACCGGGTATCGGCGATATTGAACGTTATAATTCTGTGTTTGCTGACCAGCTTGTTATCGCTTCTATCGGACCTGGTGAATACGGTAACGACATCGGTGTTTCTATTATCACGACTGAATGTGAAAACATTCCGGCTCTTCATCACCAGAATGCCTTCCAGTGGAAGGATAAGTATGATGATGAAGACCAGATTAAGAAGGACACTTCTCCGTATAATCAGAACCCGCTCAACCTCATTTGGAAGAAGGTTTTCCGTATCAATGTCTACATCAAGACTAAGACTCAGACCGCTGAAGCCGCTTGGGGTACAGGTATGGATGCTCTCTTGAAGGATCCTGCAGAATCTTGGTGGGTTTCTACTGACCCGTATGCAAAGGACGGCGAAGGTAACAGCCTTTACGCTCCGGTTGTAATTAACGGTCATTCTGACTACATCTATGTTTCTCGTTCTTCTGCATCCGCCGCTGCTAACAAGAAGGGTGAATACGTCCAGCCGAACCAGACTTTCGCAATTTACAACCTCACCGGTGGTAAGAATTCTACCAAGAATACGATTTCTGAAAAGGCTGCTGCTCTTAACTTCTATAACGATAGACAGCGTGCTAAGTTTGATATTCTCTTCAACGTCGACGCGGTTGATACCTTCAACGGTCGTCAGAAGTATAACGCTCTCCAGCGTAAGATTGCTCAGATTGCTGCATCTCGTACCCAGGATATTGGTGTTGTTCAGGTTACTTCCAAGGCTGCAAAGACTGCTAAGCAGATGATTTCGGAAGCAAAGAACTTCTCCTTCAACAAGGGTGATTACGTAGCTGAATACGGTGGTTATGATAAGTATTACAACTCTGACCTCGCTGCATGGATTTACCTGCCGAAGTCTGTTGCTGGTGCTTGCTCTATGGCTTACTGTGATAATTACTTCTATCCGTGGATGGCTCCGGCTGGTGTCGAACGCGGTACGATTAATTACACTAACGGTCAGTTGCTCCGTCTTACCGACGACGAAATCGGTCAGCTCTATGACAATAACGTTAACACGACTCGTGACTGTGGCGGTTACGGTGTGGTTCTTTGGGGTCAGAGAACGGCTCTCAAGAAGAACAGCCTGCTCAACCGTATCAATGTCCGTCGTTGCTTGAACTATATCGAGAAGATTCTTGAAAACAAGATGACTCCGTACCTCTTCATGCAGAATAGTGTTAACACTCGTAGCTCCGCAAGAAATGATATTCGTAGCTTCCTCGAAAGAGTCAAGGCTGCTGAAGGTATCTATGACTTCGACTTGAGTGTTACTGCGGACCCGGATGATCCGACAATCATGAACGTTGCAATTCAGATTCAGCCGACAAGCGCAATCGAATTCATCGACATCAAGATTATCGTCAACCGTCAGTCTGGTGTTACTGTTGCTGAAGAGTAATAGATTATGACAGAAATACAAAAGGCATCCGAAAGGATGTCCTTTTGTTTTATATAAATAATTAGAGGTTTATAAATGGCTAATTTTGTCAAAGATGTCGATTTTACTGTAAATGATAAGAGTACAATAGATAGATTTCATGTCGAGCTGACTTTTGCTTTTGACGTATCGAACTATCTTGAAAATGACGGATTTAGAATCACGATTGAAGACTTATTGACTCATAAGAATCTTTTAATCACGTCTGAAGATTTACTGTATGGTGACGGTTATGGTCTTGTTCCAATACAAGGCGATGAAATAAATGAAGAGACAAAAGCTAAGCAAATTAATGATAGTCTTATTGAAAATGAAGGTTTAGTTATTTTTCTTACCGGATATAATATATTGACTATCATAATGATACCGAAATGTACAAATGGTAATAAAACAATCGGATTTTATTCTTCTAATGTCTATGTTCAGTTTACCGAAGAAGAAGAAATTAATAGCATTAAGTTCTTTGCTAATCTTTTTCCGAAAATGATTAGAAATGAGACTATCGTACAGAATGAAGAAATTGATGACCCTGTTTTGAAAGAAATGAATATTAGACCGGCATTTGATTTTAATAAGAATGTTGATAAAAATGTAAATAGGTCATTTAAATACGATACTAAGAAAATCTTTTATGCCAATACAACTTCTAAAGAATACATTGATGAAGAGGTTCCAGCATATATAAGCACTATTTCGGCAATGGGTATTGACGATTTAGATAAGGCGATATTTGATTTCCAATATAATTGGGAAAAGGCAGAATCTTATCTTGTTGACGAAAGCACTGATAAGAAATATGATATTGATTATACGGTAAATGAACCTGATTCTTATACATTTGAACCTGTTCCTGATTATACGACTACAGTCGATGATTATTTGATAACTCAGTATATCTACAAGGAAACTCCGGGTTTCTATAAGAATAAGCTCGTATTTAATCTCGAAAATATTCCGACTGGTACTTCATTAGAAAATCTTGTTGTAACAATCGAAGATCTTAATCCAAAACGATTCAATAGTATGGATATTAGCGGTACAGGTACGGTTAAAATCTATAACCCGAACGTTGATTACCGTTCTCTTGATATTTTAACGTCTGGATTTATTGAAGATTTGTTTGAAAATCTTGACGTAGAGATTGATTATGAAGGTATAGATACATCTAAGTATGAAACTTATGGTGAAGTTACGATTCCGTTAAAGAATATTTGTTTTGATTTGCCTGAAGGCACAAAGAAGGCTGTTGGCAAATTTGGTTATTCAGCATATCTTGACATTCAGAATATAGAAAGACTTACTCCGGAAGAAATTAGAGATATTACTTATGGTTGGGATTCTGTAGCAATAGATTATTATACAGAAGCACCTAAATTAGTTCCATTATCTGCAGAAATTGTTAGTGCTTCTCCTAATTATGCAGATAATACTATAATGCTTAATGACCCAGAAACGATTTCGGTTAAGATTACCAATTTAAATCTTGATTATATTTCTGATGATTATCCAATTGCAATTAGTTGTACTTGGAATGGTGAAGATAAAGAGAGATCTATTATAAATGAAGATAAGTCTCATTATGCAACAGATCATTATATTACATTCGATGTAACAGGTCTTGAAGCGACTGAAACCATAGATACATATGATTTTGTTGTTGCAGGTTATATTCAGGGTGAAGACCCAGATGTGGAACCGCCTATTACAAAAGAACAGATGAAAACAGAAACTACCGGTTCAACCAGTATGCAATTTAAACTGTTTATTGATACTCTTGAACATTTGGTATTTGATGAAAATTCTATTGTATATGACCCAGAATTACAGGTTGATGAAGAAGGAAATCTTGTTAAGCAGATTAAGAAAGATTTTACTCAATCATTTACAATAGTATTAAAGAATCCAAATATTAAGTATAGAGATTCTGTTGCTTATCCGGTAAAAGTTGAAGTTGTACAAGGTGTAGACTTTTTCAATGATGCTGAAGTATCTTGGACATATGATGCTAATTATTCAGATATGGGTGAAACTGGCGGTAAGATTATCGTAACAGTAACGAATATGCATATTGATGTTCCTAATGTTAAGAAAACTATTAGCCTTTATGCTTATATCGATGCTGATGATGCACATCATACACAAGAAGAAATTAAATACCAGACAGACGCTTCGTATGAAGATGAAGAATGGTGGATGATGGAAGACCCAGTTATTCCGTATATCTGGGAATTCATGAAGAATTATGTCATTTATACTGACTCTGTTCTTGAAACCGAAAACTCATATATTGGTGCAAGAGATATTCGTTGTGCCGGTGCAAATTTCAGCTTTACTAACGTTGAATCTAACATTTATGCTATCGGTAATTTGAACATTAACAATCATAATAGAAATCCAGATTTGCCGTATTATTTAGGAGATGAACAAGTTAATCCTGGTTCTACGTCTACTGGTCAAAGCCCAGAGCTTAATTTCTATAATAACAATACTATTAGATATAATCTTACCGGCGAAAATAAGCCAATGCTTTATTACTATTACAACCCGGAAGATCCAGATGGAAATAATAGATTTACAAATACGAATGTTTCTGTAATTGGTGGCGACCCATTTGATGGAAGCATGATTTTGACCGATAAGATGATTCGTGAAATCCCGCAGCTTCCAGTTTATCCTGGTACTAAGGTAATTGATATTGGACAAAATGCTACATATGATTTTGATGCAAATAAAGATACAGATTTTGATTATGATGAAGAATTGAAGATTTATAGAGCAAAATCATTTACTGCTGGTAATAATTGTAGACTTGAATTGTGTGCTGGTGAATTCCATCTTGAAAACTTTAATGCAGATACATTTTTGGTAATCCATGTGCCTGTGTTAGAAGATGGGCAATACGTAAAATTGATGGTACAGGGCAATATTAGAATAAGTAATAACTTGACTATCATAAATGACAATGACAGGATGGATTCATTACTGTTCTATAGCTATGAAGGCGATATATCGTTTGCTGCTGCTGGAGATAGTCAGGGAACTGACCGCCAGATTGGTCTTGCAGTTGCGCCTAAGGGAACTATTTCGTTAAGTAATAAGTTTATCTGGAAGGGCGGAACTTGGGCCAAGAAAGTTATTGTTCAGGCAAGGGCTGAATATCACTTACTTCCTGAAGTTGATGATGAATAAAAAGAAAACCGGTCAAAATGACCGGTTTTTTATTTAACAAGGAGATAAAGATTTAAGAGTTGACACCCGGAATCGGAGTCAAGTTATTGCAATCGCAACCGTTGCAGCTGAAAATCTTTGTATCTGCGTCAATCTTCTTCGGCGGGAGAAGCTTATGAGTATGTCCGTCACCTGCCGGCTGGACGACACCATTGTTGATGAAATGGATATGTCCGCCAACCTGTGTTATAGGAGTAGGCTCATTGAGATTCGACGGTTCACAGATGGAATCACTGGTACGACCGTAACCAGTTTCGTCAAAAATCCAGTATTCGTGATGATGCGGACCCATAACATTGGAACCGCTAAATACGTCAGTTACACCGATTTGCGAGGTATTTTCGTTGAGCGCCATCTGCATTTGTTCGCCAACATAATCTGTAAATTTCTTCATTTTGCTAATTCCTCAATATTTTACTTCTTTATTTATAAATAATACAGATATAAAATTGGAGAAATTGTCATGACACTTTATGAAGCAAAACAGCTAGTTGAACGTGCGGGCTATTCCGTCGTCAAGAAGAATCACGAAGTTACTAAGAAAGACTTCGTTACAAAGAAATACGACAAGGATTCTGTCGAAATCGATGATAATCATGATATTGTGGTAAAGAAGAAGCAGCGTAAGCTTGCTCGTAAGTGCCCTTGCTGTGGTCGTTCACATTGTATTTGTTCTAGTGCGGTTAAGGAAGCTCTTGCCGTTGCTGAAAAGGCTGGTTTCCAGGTTATTTCTGAACGTATTGGTGACAGCGCTGGTACGAAGCTTTCTGAAGTCTGCGAAAAGTGGCTCAGAAACGCATTTTTTGAAAAGGTTGCAAATGCTGCATCTCTCGAAGTAGCAAAGGCACAGTTCCTTGAAGACGTTTCCAAGCTTGTCGACCATGGTGTTTCTGGTCCGAAATACAATGAAATCTGTTTTCACATAGACGAAAGCCCAAATCTCAATAAGACCTTGCTCTATATTGCAGGCCTTATGCAGACTGCTCAGGGACGTGGTTTGCGCCGTGACCCTCGCCGTGGCTGGTAATAGCTGAAATCTTTAACAAAACCGACCGTAATAGGCCGGTTTTTTTAACGAATGACAGAAAAAACTCAAACGACCTTATAAATAAAATATAGAAAAAATAATAATTTGGAGGAATCAAATGGATAAAATCCTTGAAACACTCGCTCAGAAATTTACGGCCGAAGAGCTCAATGAAGTCAAGAAAATCATTGAGTCATCTGTCGACGAAAAAGTACAGGCGAAGTTAGATGCAGAAACAAAAATCGTTGCTAAGAAGGCAGAAGAATTCTGTCAGAAGAAGATTAAGGAAGCTGTAGAGAAGAAGACCGCTGAAATTGAAGAAATTGCCAATAAGTTCTGCGCAGAACGTTGCGAAGCTTTGAGCAAGGAAGCAAATGAAAAGGTCGAATCTTACAAGAAAAAGCTCGAAGAAACTTCTGAACAGTATATCTTCGAATACTTCGATCAGAAATTCCAGGAAAAGTACGGTAAGGAACTTGAAGCTATTGAAGAAAAGGTCATTACCGGTCTTGACAAGTATTTGGAATTCAACATCAACGAAAAGATTAGCCCGGCTCTTATCCAGAAGACTGCCCTTTCTGAAACCTATGCTCCGATTATCGAAGGTATCAAGCGTCTCTTCGAAGACGAATATGTCCCGATGGACCAGAGCGGTTCCAAGAAGATTCGTGAACTCAAGGCTGAAAATACTCACCTTGAAGAATCTCTCAAGAAGCAGCTTGACGAAAATATGCGTCTTGCTGAACTTGTAGAAAGCACTGGCAAGCGTTCTTTGATTTCCGAAAAGACTTCCGACCTCACTGCCGCTCAGCGTGTCAAGGTTAAGAAGTTCTTCAAGGAAAAGAGCCTTAACGAAACCAAGAAAGATATTGATGCGTACATCGAGATGATTCAGGAACAGACCGATTCTGTCGCTGCAATGCGTTATGAAAAGGACCGTCTCTTCGAACATCGCGAACGTCCTGTTCGCAAGACAAGCTATGTCGAAGATCGTACGAACGACCCGCTTAACGAAAAACGTGTCTCCAAGAAGCCTGAATTGAGCGCTCGCGAACGCATGTTGCTTGGTTCTGCAAACCTTTTGGACGACTAGTTACAAAAAAACGAAAAATTCAAAAAGTCGTTTATAAATAAAATATAGAATTTGAATGAAAGTTCGAAAAAATTAATTATAGGAGAATTAATAAATGAAAATTACGAAATCTCAGGCCGGTATGATGGACCGTTGGAGCCAGGCTCCGAAGGGCCTCTCAGTCGCTGGCATCAAGGACAATCTCGTCCGTTATAATACTGCACGTCTTCTTGAAAACCAGCAGACTAAGAACCTCGGTACTGAACTGTTGACTGAAGACTTCACTCAGGGTGTTGGTGCTCCGCTCGGTCTCGACCAGGGTATTCCTCATGGTGGTGACGCTAGGGGTGTGTTCGCTCCGATTTCTCTTGCCCTCGTCCGCCGCGTGTTCCCGCAGCTCTTCGCTAACGTCCTCGTTGGTGTTCAGCCGTTGACTGGCCCGGTTGGCTTGGCATTCGCCCTCCGTTACATTTACAAGACCAATAACCCGAACGAACTCGTTGAAGCCGCATGGAAGGCAGTTCCGCGCTTCTCTGGCTTTACTGGTTCTACCGCCAACAACGACGGTGAATGGGATGCAGGTACTGGTGTTGATACTCAGTCTGCAGAAGGTTGGAAGATCACTGGCCCGACGTTTGGTTCTGATGACCCGTCTGTAAGCCGTAAGATGCCGGAAATCGGCCTTATGCTCAGCCGTCAGTCTATCGTTGCTAAGACTCGTAAGCTCGCTGCTTCCTTCTCTCTCGAATCTGCTGCCGACATTAAGGCTATGCAGGGTATCGAAATGATGACTGAAATGATCAACGTGCTTCAGGCAGAAATGACCGCTGAAATGGACCGTGAAACTATCGGTCGTTGTAAGTCTCTCTGCACACCGCGTATCTTCAACAAGTCTACCACGACTCTTAAGGACAACGACGGTTTCATTGGTACTAACTCTCAGGAACGTTTCGGTCTCATCATCACGCACATCATGAAGGGTGTTAACGACGTTCGTACTGCTACTCGTCGTGGCGCTGCTAACATTGCAGTTGTCTCCCCGGACGTTGCAACTGTTCTCCAGTGCGCTAACCCGTGGTTCACCAAGGTTGCTCACGAAGTTAACGGTTCTGCTGTTACTCCGGAAATGGGTACTTTGAACGGCGTTGTTAAGGTCTTCTGTGACCAGTACGCTGTTGATGAATTCGGTGCAAACGACAACGGTGAAGTTCTTCTTGCATTCAAGGGCTCTAGCCTCTATGATGCAGGTGTTATCTTCTGCCCGTACGTTACCGGTGTTGTCAACCAGGCTATCGACCCGAACGACTTCAGTCCTCGCGTCGGTATCATGACTCGTTATGGCTTTGCTCATAACATGCTTGGTGCTGAAAACTACTACCGCTTGCTCAAGTTCAACAGTCTGTTCGCTCAGGCTCCGGAAGAACTCGTTTGGTAATCTGGTAATTGAAATAACGATTTTAAAAATGCAGGATGAAAATCCTGCATTTTTAATTTAAACATAAAAATAAAACCGGAACTTAATTCCGGTTTATTTTAGTTATTCTTGATTAATCCTTTATTATACAAGAAAATAAGAAATGAGTACAGATGTTTACATACCGTACTTTCTTTTTTCGGGTTATGAATCTTATTCGGAATGTGGCTAAAACTTTGAATAGGTTCTGCCTGAGTAGAGTTTTTGAAATTTGGGTGGCTGACGTTATATCTGTAAGCGTTACAGGTACAATTTACTTTACCGATATTATGAATTGAGAACGGCTGTTCAATATCATCGCGATGAAACATAGCAGTTACTTGGTATCTTTTGCTTGGATCGCTTTCTGAAATAACAATACCAGTACATTTCATGGTATCTTTATCTTTACCATCGACATTGAAGTTTGAGATGTGTGCTTCTTTGTCGGAATAAGGAAAAACTTTTCTAAAATTGTCTAGCATATCTTGAAGAGTCATAGTAGCTTCATCAACTCTACGGCCCTCAATCATATTCATATATTCTTTGAAATTCATATAATATTTATAGATAATTATAAATAATATAAAGTATTAAGGAGTTTTATAATGGACATTAAAAGGTCATTCAAACGTTTTAAAAAGAATTATATTCGTGAATCTGAAGTACTCGACAACGAAGATTTTGTCGATGTCGATCTCGAAGGTACGAATAAGACTGGTATAGACTGGACAGAACAGTATTACGAATGTGGTGGTGACGACAACTCATGGTTGGATATTGCTATCGATTATTGCCTTAAGGCTGGGCTGGATGCAGATAGTTTCGATAACCAGGAACAGGTTGAGGAATTTCTAGCAGGAGTTTCTTACGATGAAATGGTTAGTGTGCTCGGTACACCGGAAGAAGTAGCAAATAGTGAACAACCGCATGAGCTTTCTGGCGACGACTATATTGACCCGGAAACTGCACTCGAAACTGACGACGGTTATGATACAGATTTCAATGAATCTTGTTGTTGTGGCGGTAAGAAGAAGTCTAAGAAGGGTAAGAAAGATAAGAAGTCTAAGTTCGTTCCGTTCTGGGCAAAGAAAAAGGATAAGGACCTTAAGGAAGCTTTGAAGACTCTTAAGAATGCAGGTTATTCTGTCATTAACGAATGCGGAGTTGACTGTGAGCTCGAAGACGATGCAACTGGTTTCGGTATTGCTTTCGATGATTCTGATTACTACACTGAAGAAGGCGAATGTGAAGTTTGCGCAATCTGCGGTAAGGAATCTTGCGACGGTGAATATGACGAAGACGGAAACTTTGTTTGCAGTGACTGTGCTGAAAATTCTCTTGAACAGCCTATGGAAGAAATTGACCCGATGGATATTTACTTCCGTGCAGGCCGTGCAGACAATATTCGCGACATGAACCGTTTTGTTCGCTAAGCTTAAAAGAACTAAAAATAAGCCCGGATTAACCTCCGGGTTTTATTTTTTCTAAAAATCCAGATAAATGTTATAAATATATAAAACATAAAAAGGATTTTTACAATGGAAGCAAAGAAATTATTGTGTGAAGAAGCCTGCGCCGAAGCTAAAATGCTTATGGAAGATGCAGGAAATAATACAAAGACAATGTATATTTCAGGTCCGTTCATGATGGCAGAAGAAGTAAACCGTAACGGTCGTACTTATTCTCGTTCTATTATCGAACGTGAAGTTAACAAGTTCCAGAAGCTTATTGAATCTCGTGAAGCTCTCGGTGAACTTAACCACCCAGATACTATCGAAATTAACCCGAAGGAATCTGCAATCATGATTACTGAACTTAAGATGGACGGTAATCTCGCTATGGGTAAGGCAAAGGTTTTACATACCCCTAATGGTAAGATTCTTGAATCCCTTTTGAATGACGGTGTTCGTATGGGTGTTTCTTCTCGTGGTACCGGAAACCTTACAGAAGGAAATATGGTTGCTGAAGACTATTCTCTCGTAACCATCGATTCTGTGTATATGCCGTCTGCCCAGGTCGCTTATACTGACCCGATGTATGAATCTGTACAGTATGTTTCTAAGTGGGTTCTGAACGAGGCTACGGGCCTTTATATCGAACAGCGTGAAAAGGTATTCGAAGCCCAGAAGAAGTTTAATAAGACTGTCGATAACGGTGGTTCTAAGGAAATTATCAAGGCTTTCAAGGAATTCTTGGCAAGCATCTAATAATAAAAATATTTTGAAACCGGAGATAATTCTCCGGTTTTTTATTTTTATACAAGAATCTCCGGAAAACTGTTATAAATAAATATAGGTGCAGAGGAATAAGCCTTTGCATAGGATATTTTAGGAGAAATAAAAATGAAACGTAGAGAAGATCAATACAATGCTGGTAATGATTACCTTCAGGTTACTTCCGCTTACTTCGTAACTGCTGACGACGCTGCTGAAAAGGCTTCTGGCGTTCCTGGTTACAAGGCATACTCCGACGGTCTGTATCACTACACGACTGCTCCGGTTTATGAACTTTCTGGTGGTGTTTCCGCCCTCAACAAGCGTGTTTTCACCAAGCTCCCGCAGGACAAGTGGGAAGCTCCGTCCTTCGATGGTGCCGACTCTCTGTCTGCTATCACTGACGCAAGCGCAGTGTTCAGCCCGGACTACTCCAAGGTCGAATACGACTTCGAAACCGACAACACTTGGGAAAAGACACCTGGTGCAAAGTAATCTTTACTTGCAAAAGTAGATAAACTTAAAAGACCTCAGAGTAAAATCTGAGGTTCTTTTTATAATATATCGAGAATTTTTTCTATATCTTTATTGCATTTTCGTTGCCAAGCACTTTGAGCATTTCGTAGCTCCTTCATAAATTCTTCTTTATTATATGTAAATGCATTGGCATAGATTCTTGTACCGTCCGTATAATGGAATCTGCATCGTATTTCATTGAGCGATATTGAGATACTGCCTATCTGGTATTTGTCAGACAGGCCAATCCAGTACATCTCGTCTGAAAGCTGTTTATATTCGATACAATACTGGTCGAGTATATTTTTTATATCGTCTATAGTGTTGATATACGGAATGCTCATATTTTATATATTAACATGGGGCGATAACCAAATAGTTACCGCCCCAAGAAACTCCTTGTACACTAGTACACGAGATTACATTTTAGAATACTTCATTCCGCGTTTATCCAGAATTTCAGTAAACTGTTCGAGTGCCTTTGCGCTTAAACCACTGAGCGTGATACTTTCGTTATCGTTATTAACATCAGCAACAGCAGTAGTCTTATGTTCACTGTTATAAGCAGCGACCATTCGGTTAGCCATCTGAGTAATACGAGCGAACGAAGCGCTATCGCATGCGAATGTGACAGGACCGGTTGCACGAGGTGCGGCTTCACCGTTCTTCTTGGCAACTTTCCTACCGCTATCAGACAAATCACCGGAAATCATACCCTTAAGAGTTTCCTTAAGAGCGGTAGTACCAATACCGACCTTCTTGACACCAGTACCCGCAGAGTTCATGAGGCTAACTTCTTTCCAATCGTCAGCACTACAGAATCCTTCCTGTTCCATTTTATAACGGATTGCTGTACCGTAAGTATCTGGAGAAACACCGATATACAGCCTGCTAGTATTAGGGTCTTCAACCATAGTAACTTCAGAATAGCCTGTACGTGGACCATGAATTGTACGGAACCCATCCTTTGCTTCATCATCCTTGACCTTGACTTCTACATAAGGAGCATTAGCAAACGGATACCTAATCTTGGTCATGAATTCACGCTTCTGAGAAAGCGGAAGAGTCGTGTAAAGACCAGTATCATGACGGAAATCATTTTTCTTACCGCGTGCCTGACGGTCACGGAAGATTTCAGTCTTACCGGTAGCGAATTCGCTGTTCTTGATAATAGAACCAAGGTTATGAAGACGAGACTGACCGATAATAAGTGCATCCTGTTCATCGTTCTTCCAGTAGAACTTGGCATAGAATACGTGTTCTTCAGCGATACGGTGAAGTTCTGCAGGAAGTTCCTTGTTGAAAGCCGGCGCAGGTTCATCGCCAGCGAAGCACTTGGCAATTACTGGATTTTCTCTGATTTCATCCTTAAGACCGTCGAGGTCGCCGACCGCATAAACAATTGTAAACTTACGGTTATCTTCGACTTCCTGCTTACCGACGAATGTCTTATAGTTACAGTCATAGAAAAGTGCGAGCGGTGCAAACTTACCAACTTCAGGTTCATAGTTAGCTACCCAGTTCTTGAAACGGATAGTGCTGAAGTAATAACCGATACGTGACGGCATTGGTGTTTGATGGTCGCCTTCAACACTGGCGCCACTATTGAAATGGACGGAAATTGCCCATTTTGCGAGCTTCACATAGTTAGGCTCATGCGATACAGTTTCGCTGATATAATCGTATGCATTTTCGAATAGGTTCATTTTAAATCCTTTTTAACGTTTATATTATTTATAGTATAAAGATTTGCGGAATTATAAATATTAAAGCTAATTAGGGAAATTAAAAATGTTTAATAAGTCCGCAGAACTTCGCGGTCATGGTGAAAAAATTGAAATGACCAAGGAACAGATGGATGAATTCATCAAATGTTCCAAGGATATATTTTATTTCTGCAAGTATTTCTATATCATTCAGGATAAGAAAGGTGCAGCGCCGATTGAACTCCGCGAATATCAAGAAAGAATTATTCAGATGTTCCTTGCCACATATAAAGACAAGGAAGGTCATATAAGAAATAACAGAATTATTACTCTTGGTCGTCAGGGTGGTAAGACGACTATTTGTACGCTCTACATTCTTTGGTACGCTTTATTTAACAAGGATAAAGAAATTGCTGTTCTGGCTAACAAGGAACAGCAAGCAAAAGAAATCATGCAGAGAATTAGAGCGGCAGTTTTGAAATTGCCTTTATGGCTACAGCAGGGAATTAACCCTGACCGTGGCGGTTGGTCAAAAGAATCGATTGGTTTTGATAATGGTTGTAAAATTTTCTGTGCCGCTTCTGGTTCGTCTGCAATTCGTGGTAGAACTGTTGACTTGATGTTGGTGGACGAATTTGCGTTCTTGCCTCCGGAAGATGCTGACGATTTTATTAAGTCTGTGTTCCCGACACAATCTTCTCGTTCTGACGCTATGTTGATTCTGATTTCTACGCCGCATGGAATGAATCAGTTCTATAACATCTGGCAGAAGGCTGTTGCCGGTATTAATTCATTTGTTCCGGCAAAGGTTCAATGGAATGAAATTCCGGGTCGTGATGAAACGTTTAAGCAGAAGATGATTCGTGACCTTGGTATTCAGACATTCATGCAGGAATATGCTTGTCTGTGCCCTGATGAGAAAATAACGGTCAAGGATGAAGTATCTGGAATAGAAATAACTGACTCTATAGCTAAGATCTGTGAACTGTGGGAAGACGGGTTTATAAAATAGCTATAAATAACATATGAGTATAACCAACACAGATTTGGCGGCAGTTAATGAGAATTTACGCGACATTCGCGATTATTCAGAGAAGCTTGAAGCACTGGATAGTTTAAAGAAATTTTTGGATTCTAAAGGTGCAATCAATAAAAGCATAAAAGAAACCGGCGTAAAGACTACAGCGGTAGGAGATAAGATAAAGAATGTCATTCAGACATTTAAGACTTCTCTTATCTCGACTATTAAAGATTCTGCTAATAAGTTGGATAAGACTCTCAATAATATTCTCAAGGAAGCAAAGGTTGGCGGAAAGGGAGTAATTGCGCCGAAGGCTGAACAGAAGCCAGCTGATAAAACAATATCCGCGGCAATCACTTCGCCAATCGAGACTACAAAGTCTGCGGTTGTTTCCGAAAGCAATCAAACTCCGGAATTTGAGGCGCCGACAATCGTCAAGGCGTTGGATGCTGTTGCGAACTTACAGAAAGAAAACAATAAGCTTTTCGATAAGTTTATAAAGACAGAACAGAAATCTACTCAGGCAAAGAAGACTGAATCCTTGATAAATAAGAAACCTGTTCCGACCGAGAATAAGGAAAAGAAGGAAAAGGTTGTAAAGCCGAAATTCCCATTTAACTTCAAACAGTTCATGGGAGGACTCGGAACGATACTTAAGGGTATTTTGAATCCTGTAGCGTTGATTGTTGCTTTCATTACTAAGTCATTGCCGTATATCTTGATTGCTATCGCTTTCTTAAGAGGTTTCTGGAAAGGTATCGGTGAGGAATTACGAGAGAAATTCTCGAAAATAGGAAAGAAAATTGCGATAGGGGTAGGAATTGTATTCGCCCTGTTTAAAGGCGGACCTATACTTATTAGAGTTTTGGCTCTTGCATATCATGCATTGCGTGTCAGCTTCTTGATTATCGAACATGCAGGAAAGATGTTATTACTCAAGATAAAAATGGGCCATGAAGCAGAAACATTCGCAGAAGAAAAAGGCGTTAGCATATTTAAACGCGGACTTGAACTGGCTAAGTTCGTCATGGAAAAGATTTTCATGGTGTTTAAGTACATGCTTGAAATTGCAAAATTTATACTTGCTGCTGGTATTGCAATCGTAATTGTCGGACTTGTTGTCTTGCTCATTGTCGGTATAATTATCGCGCTTGCTAAATTCGGTAGTTTGTTTGACGATGCGATTGGTAAAGTTGTAGATATATTTGTCGGAATCGGTAAATTTGTAATTGACATATTCACTGCCATTCCGAAGATGATTATTGATGGTGTTCTCTCATTATTCGGAGGATTGTTCGAATGGATTTTCGGCGGTAAATCTAGTGAGGGAGAAACAACGACTGCAGAACAGATGAATACAAAATCTGAAGTCTCCTTTAGTCAGGAACTTAAGGATGAATTCAGTACAATGCTGAAAGAAATTACAGCTCCGCTTGAATCTATTAACAAGGCTGTCAAGTTCATTGCGGTTCAATCCGCTATGCAGAATAGAATCGGTTTCGGAATGATTTCTCCGGTTAATATCAGAACTATCGCCGCAATTACTTCAGCAGTTTCTGAAGTCTGGAATAATAATGAAGCTACTGCCACGGCATCTGATCAGCTTGCTAAGGATCCTGAAGCAATCAATACTTCTATTAATGATAAGAAGGCGGTCGATATTGAAGATATGAAGAAGGATATATCCAATATGAAGAAATCGATGTCTGACCTATATTTGTTAATGCAGAGCTGGCATCGTGAAAGTTCAGGTGATAATCCGTATTTTATGGTTGGCGCGACAAGGAAATAAAACATGTCTTTGATTAAATTTTACGACCAGCTTGATAACAGCACTACGCTTGGAAATAATTCTCCAATTTATACTTCACACAAGTTTAAGCTTGCGGTGAATGAAAATATGCTTGTAAACGGAGAAAAACTTTCAGTAAAAGAAATACATGGAATTGTCGACCAATTGCCTGAAATAAGCTATTCGACTGAATGGGATTTATCTCCGGTTTCTACTTTGACAAAAAAGATTGAAGATTTTACGAACAACAATCTTATACGTGCTATCGCATCCAATAATAAGAATTATAGACCGCCGATTTTTACCGATGGCTGGACTCAGAAAATGACAAAGGCAGGTTCGCCATTATCTTTGGATTTTACATTTAGAAGTTATCCGATTAATGAAATGTTTAATACTACGATGTATAAGGATATTATACATTTCTTAATCTATTTAACTACGCCACAGGAATATAATTTCGAATCCAGTGTTAATGTTACGACTACGGCATTAAATTTGGCAGAACAGTCTTACGGTAAAAATATAGGTGAAGCTTCTAAGGAATTGATTGAGGCGACACAAGGTAAAAGTATAACTGAATTGAAAGACGAATTTGCAAACGGCGGAGATATAAAAGACAAGTTTAATAATTTTTTAAAAGAAATTGAAAACCTTGGCAATATGGGTACTGATGTTGGTGGTGCTCCGTTATGTTCGTTAGAATTGGGTACGATGATAAAGAAAAGCCCGAAGATTAAATGGTTAATTAAAAGCTGGTCGTTTAAACCAGCGATTAATACTACATTGATAGATTCGACAGTAAATCCAATATATGTCGACTTTAAAGTTGCTATGGAAACACAACAAATTCTTACAGATGCAGATCTGAAAGAAATTTTTCCGAATATGGATAATTAAATTATTTTTGGTCTGGTCTTAAATTAACGAGACCAGAAGAAAGTTCTTTTTGAAGACTTGTAGCAGCATCTGCCCAATTTGTTTTAGAATTTGAACCGGTAATACTTGACTCCAATACACGATACCATTGTGCTCTTGAATATGTTTGGTCAAGATTACAAGTAATAGAGAATTCATAATAATAGTGTCCGCTATTATTTGTTTCTTCAGAACGTTTTACGGACCAGTTCGAAATATAAACGATGAGAGGAGTTTCTTTTTTGAAGATAGTTCCGCCGTAAATATTCAAATACCATAATTTTGCGCCAAAACTATTTTCTCTATTAAACTTATACAATACACGATATGGTCCATACTTTTTAACAGTAGTCCCTAAAAATTCATTTGCAGCCTTTATTAAAGGCCTTAAACCACCAATTTTTTCAATTTCAGAAGAAATAGTATCATCCGATTTTTTATCTTTCATTTCATCTGCTGCATTTTTACAATGTTCATTAAATTTTGTTACTACTTTATTTTGGAACGCAGTATTTGAACTAAGATGATCCTTGATTAACTCTTCGACTATTCCTTTAAATTGGTCAATACTTTCACTATCTTTATAGCTTTTTTCAGATTGTGTAGGATTTCTGCTATATGATTTTTTCGCTGTTATTGTGACTTTTTTAGCATTTTGATCAATATCTAATTTATATGGTAAATATGAATCATTTTCACCATAGCTAGTTGGAATGTCACTACCGATATATCCGTTTGAAACCATGAGATATAAGAACAGTTCTAAGTTTTCTTTATCTCTTTTTTTATCCGCTAAGTCTTTTTCATTTGCAGTTTGTTCTTCTGCTTTTTTCGGATTATCTTTGTTATAATGTTCCATAAAGGTATTGCCCATATATTGTGCAGTACCTTCAACATTTTCAAGACCGGTAGAAACATTTTTTAATGCGCCAGCGAAATCAAATTGATTCTTCGCAGAAATTGCGGCATATTTACGTAAACCATTTATCCAATCATTCGGTAAAGTTTGACCAAGTGTATCGGAGGTAAAAATCTTAAACTTTAAGTCTATAGAACCTGGACTGTAGCCATTATAGATTTTCTTAGTCCAGGAACCAGCTTTTACAAAGTTTATCCAGTTTGTACCAGTTGCGGCGCCGATAGCGTTAACAGTATTGAATAGGTCATTGGTAGTAAACTGTTGAAGCATATCTTGCCATAAAGTACCAGGACCGTCAGCATAATCAACATTAAAAGAAAATTCGGGCAATTCTTCGAGAACACCGATAAGATTAACAGGAACTTCACCATCATAAGTAGTGAGCTGAAATCTGGAAAGACCATAATTGGAATCATTTACCGGCGGATTACCGGCGAATTTCTTCTTTAATCTTTCCATTTCGGTAGGATCAGTTTCCTGTAATGTTTCGTAATCGTAAATTGCCATTATTTTCTAATCCTGCGTGCAAAAATGCCCTGAATCAAGCCGTCATTCGAAATATATGGAATTTTAAAAGTTATGACATGATTGAATTCGTCTTTTACAATATCAGCATTACCGCGGTCGATTTTAATCGGAACCCAGTATTCGATAGTATCAAAGACGCGAGGCATCAATTCGTCTGCTTGAGAAAAGTTTTCAAAAAGCAACAGATATAACGGGGAACCGTATGCAAGATTGAAGAGCCTTTCGAAAGGTTCTGTCAATAACACATTTTCAATCATTTGGTCTAATGCGTCTTTGCCCCAAACTTCTGTCTGTTCCCCGAGAGCGTCGAGGTCATAATACGGGTTGGTGACTTTCGTATTAGTTAATGTTGTAAAATCTGGATTTGCACTTAAACTCAGCATACATTATTTATAGCTAGCATTTTACGTTCGTATTTCCGACATTATGCGGAATGCCGGTAAATAGGCAGTTAGTGAAGTTATTACACAATTGTTTAGCAGGATTTCTTCCTAAGTTAACATTTCCTTGGACGGCATTGATATTGACATTGCCATTAGCCCTAAGTTTGGCATTTTTTCCAACGATAATGTCAGCGTCTCCACCAGCATTGACCGTAAGCTTACCAGGACCGCTAAAGTCTTCACCGGTATTGATAGTCAATGAACCG